TGTCCGATTTGTTCGCCATTAAACGGCAAGCGGTCAACCGTCGCAGGGCGTAACCCTGACTTTGACGGTCAGGGGATGCCTCCACTTCACGTTCGTTGTCGGTGTTGGGTGTCGTTTGAAAACATAACGGGGGTATCATGAACAAAAAACTAGAGTCATTTATAATAAAGCAACTTCAACAAGAAATTGAAACATATAAAACACAATGTGCAGAATTAAATCGAGAGCGCGAAAGGTTGCGAATATTCTTAGATGCAACTAGAAACATGCTAGCTGTTTATGAAGAAAAACTTAGCGAACACATTGAAATAATACAAATTGACCGTGACAAGGCTATCAATAAATTAGCAAGGCTTAAAAAACACAATGACCACAATTAAGCTAACGTTTGAAGCGGAGAGCTTGCAGAAATTCCTTGATCGCGTGACCACAAACGACAAAGTGTTGGACACGGCGTTAATGGCGACAGGCAAACACCTAGAGTCAAAACTTGCGACTTATCCGCCCGTTAGACGACAAAAGCAGTCACAATATTGGAGTGATAAACAGCGTCGGGCGTTCTTCGCGAAACTCAACGCCGGAGAAATTAGCGTTCCCTACAATCGGACAGGCGACGCGGGGCGGTCATGGACAACGAAGCCAAACGGCAATCAAGTTATTGTCGGCAACAATCGCAAATACGCGCCTTACTTATATGACCCTGAGAAGCAAGCGAATTACCACAAAGGTAATTGGAAAACGACAAAGCAGGTCATTGATGCGAATAGGGGCGAACTTGTAACAATGCTTGATAAGACCATCGAGAAACTCTTGAATAGTTGACAACGATGTTATAATAAATATGTGAATCCTCATATCAAACTATTTAACCGCTTGTTTCAGTCACACGGGGCAAGCGGTTTTATATTGCATAAATTTATTTGTAGGTCATTAAGACCGTTTTCCTTTTCGGCGCTATTCTGACTATGACCCCGCTTCGGTGGGGTCTCCCCATAAGAGACACAAACATGAATGATTTAATCAATTTCGGTTCAGAACTGAACTTAAAAGCAATTGACGATAACACCGTACAAGTTAGCGGTTATCTTGTGTTGTTTGCGGATGAACACGAAGCCGATTTTCACGGCGACATCTTCACGAAGAACACCGACTTCTTAGTTGATGACACGGACACAATTCCGGTCTATTTCAATCACGGTCAAGATCGTGTCGTCGGTAAGCGCGAACTAGGCAACAAAAAAGCCCTGCTAACCAAAAAAGAACGCGGGTTATGGATTGAACACCACTTAAACAAGGCGAACGAATACGACGCGCTTGTTCTTGAATTGCTTGAAGCACGGAACGAACAAAAGCGTCGCGCAGGTTGGTCAAGTGGGGCGTTAGGGCATTTAGTCGAACGCAAAGAGTTAAAGAGTGGCGTTAGCGAAATAACAAAATGGGTGTTAGGCGAAGCATCCATCACATTGACCCCCGCCGATTACAGAAACCAATTAATGGCGGATTTAAAATCATTGGATTTACACACGATTGAAGAAACTACAACAGTAGACCCGTTAAAGGCTACGCAAGCGGAGAACGGGGCAAATGGTGGAACTTCAAACGTGATAAATAATAGTTCAATTCAAGTCATGGGAGAAAACAAAATGACTGACGAAATGAAAAACGAAGTTCCACAAAATGAAGATAAAGAACTTCAACAGTACCTTGACAACGCTATGAAATCCCTTGAGAACCAGTTCAACGCAAAGTTCGACACGGTTAATGAGGGGATTACAAAAGCCCTTGAATTTATGGAAGCAAGCCCTGTTATCCGTAAATCGGGTTACTTTTCCGTTGACGGTGGGAAAGCCGATGCGAATATTAAAACGTTTGGCGACTACCTGAAAGCGGTTGTCAACAAAGACACCGACCGCCTTGTTCACGTTTACGGCTCAACCAAAGCACAAGCCGAAAGCGCAGGCTCAACCGGTGGGTATCTTGTACCGCGCGAATTTCATAACGAAATTATCGGCATGGTCATGGAACAAAGCGAAATTTACCGCCGTGTTCGTCGCTTGCCGGTTATGTCAAACGCGGGTGACGTGCCTAGCCTTGACATCTTCGCCGCGCCAACTGCCGGTGTGGGTGAAAGTGGTTTAACTGCCGGTGCGGGCGGTAACAGTCGCGCCGAAGGTGGGAGCTACACCGAAGAAACTGTAAACTTTGAACTCTTGTCCTATCGTGTCAACGACTTCGCAAGCGGGTTCTTCAAAGTGTCTCGCGAAATGCTTCAAGATGTACAGGGCATTGACGCGCTACTGCGTAATATTATTCAGATGGTTGTACAGAACCGCCTTGAATACGGTATCTTACGCGGTTCAGGCGCGGCACAACCGACGGGCATCCTAACGGGCGCGTCGGCTATTGGTATCACACCCGATAGCGATAATACATTCGCTTATGCGGATGCAACCGAAATGTTAAGCCGTTGGAAATCGTTAAGCGGTCAAGGCGTTTGGATTATTCATCCTCAAATGATTACTGACATTCACAACTTTAGCGTCGGTTCAACGACTGCGTGGGTTGCGAATATGTCAACTGGTCAGAATCAACCGCTACTCGGTTATAACATCATTCAAAGCGAACACATGCCGAACCCTGACACAAGCGGATGCGTTATCCTTGCTGATTTGGGTTCATACTACCTGTTTGAACGCGGTGGACTAGCAATTGACTATTCCGATGATGCGTTCTTCACAACCGGTCAAGGCGCGTTCCGCTTCTCAATGCGGGTAGATGGTAAAAGCGCGTTGAAATCTACTATCACACTAGGCTCACCTAACGCGACAACTGTAAGCCCGTTTGTTTACCTCAACGACTAGTTAAGGAGTCAAATAATTATGTATGGTAACTTATCCGAACGACTAGCGGTTGTTGCAACCGTTGACCCCGATGTATTAACCGCTACCGCGCATACCACTGATGAAATTGATATGCAAAAGTGGGAGCGCGTGTTATTCATCATTCAAGCCGGGACGCTTGGTTCTTCGGCAACACTTGACTTCGTTGTTAATGGTGGGGCTTCAAGTAACGCGGGTTCACACTCAACCGCTATTACAGGGACAGCGATCACACAATTAACTCAAGCAGGTTCAGACAGCGATAAACAAGTTCTTGTTGAAGTGTCCGCCGAACAAGTCGCATCACAGGGCTTGCGCTACATTGAAGGCGTTGCGACAGTTGGAACGGCAAGTTCTGACGGTGCGGTAATCGTGTTAGGTCTCCACAAAGACTATAGCACCGCCGCCGACTATGACCTTGCAACCGTTGACGAAATCATTAGTGTTTAGTGCAAATGGGGCGGGGTATACCCGCCCTACTTGCTTATATAATAGGAGTCTCTTAAATGGCGTATATCACACGGCAACAAGTTAGAGACTACAAGAGCTTTAAGACAAACGATACAGACAACGACAGCTTACTTGATGACTTGATTACACGGGCGCAGGTCATTATAGACCGCTATTGTAACCGCACGTTTGAAGCGTCAACGAATACCGTCCGCTATTTTGACGCGGTGCGCGACGTTGAGAACAACGGGTTACTTCTTTATCTTGATGACGACCTAAGCGAAATCAATAGCGTGACAAACGGCGACGGTATAGTTGTTGCATCTAATGAGTATGTAACCGAACCGCGCAACGTTACGCCCTACTACGCGATCAAAATATTGTCAAATAGTGGCAAAGCGTGGGAGTATGACGACGACCCTGAGAACGCAATTGCGGTTTCTGGTAAGTGGGCATACTCAACAACCGCCCCGTTAGACATTCAACAAGCATGTATTGAATTGACCGCCTACTTGTTCGACAAGCGACTACGGTTAGTTGAAGATTCACGCGGACAAGTTTCTAACGATGGGGTCGCGCTTATGCCGTCAGATATTCCGCGTTCCGTTCGGTCAATCCTTGATCGTTACAAGAAGGTGCTTTAATGGCTTCCCAAGTAAGCGACATCTTAAACGCAATTGCAAGCCTGCCGGTCACGGTTGACAGCGAAACGATAACGGCTTACAACATCGATGACAGCTTAAATAGCGTTGCACAAACGCCCGCCCGCATCGTGTTCCCTCTTGCTGGCGACAATGCCGGCGCGACAGGGCAAGCGCGGACGCTAGGGAATAATCCGAAGATGTCTATACAATGGACGTTTGAAGATTTGATGCTATATCAAGGCGTTATTGAAGGCTCAGGGTTAACATTTGCATTGCCGAAACTTGTCCAATATGCGGGGAACTATATTGACGTTCTAAAGTCGAACATGGACTTAAACTTACACGGCGTTTATGTAACGGACTTTGCGCCTGAGTTTGGGACGTATGAATTCCCTGCTGGCAGTGGTCAGTTCTTCTTCGGTTGTGTTTTCACGTTGTCTATTATGGAAACGATGGAGTAATACATGATTTACAAAGCGCTACATAATTTAACCGACATCATAACCGACGTTGTTGTTGATGCCGGAACGTTTATAGACGACCAGGAACACGCCGACGGGTTAAAGCGTGGAGAATATAGCGACCCTGACGACAAACGCGGACGCAAGAAGCCGATAGCATTTTATCAGGGCTTTTTATACGGGCGCAAACAAGCCGACATCCGCTTGTTAATGCAACTCGGCGCGATTGAACCCATTGACGCAAAGCATGAGGACTATGCAAAACTCATAAGCGCAGGGTTCTTTGAGCAAGACAAGCCCAAACCTAAACAATCAAAACTTATAGACAAGGATAGTTAACAATGGCACGTATTGACTTGTCCGATGCAATTGTCAAACTTGACAACGCATCTAACACCCTGACCGACGTAAGCGCAGACATTTCTTCGCTAACGCTAGATTATACCGTGAACGGGTCAAATAATTACAATTTAGGGTCGCGGTTTGCCTTCGCTACTGAAGGCGGAGTGACCGCAACCATCACCATAGGATATTACGCAAACAGCACCGCTTCAACGCTTGACGACCTTGTTCTTGCGTGGGCGCTTGCAAGCACCAAAGGCGGAGCGCGTTCAATTCAAATTGATGAACCCGACAGCGAAGTCGGTAGCCGTCGCTATAGTTGTGAAGTTCGGCTAGGCGGTTCACAAACTGCTGTTACAAAGACCGCCGGAAGTGGCGACCCCCAAATAAAGACGCTAACGTTGAACGTTGACGGGACTATAACCGTAAGCACAATTTCATAATAGGGGGGTGTATAAATGGCTGACGTAACCTTTAGCGGTAACGCGGTGGTAAATAACATCAAATATGTTGAAGTTCGAGTTGCCGGCGGAACAATTACGAAGCATCAAATCGTATATATTGACACCTCCGACAACAACGAAGTGAAACCCGCCGACGCGGACGCAAGCGCAAGCGCGGTCGCTTATGGCATGGCATTACACGCCGCCGCAAGTGGTGAATTTGTGCTTGTAGCAAAGAACGGGGCAACAATTACGGTAGGAGGCGGGTTAACCGCTAACACACGTTATGTTGTGTCAACAACTGCCGGCGCGATCGCACCACAAGCCGACTTGGGAAGTGGAGATTACATAACCGAAGTCGCGTTTGCAAATAGTACAACGGAGCTTGTGCTTGACATCAACGCAACCGGCAACACAGTAGCTTAATCAGTCATCAAGCGCGGGGTAAGAGTTTAATAGCTTTTACCCCGCGTTTTTTGCTAGGAGACACGCATGATTACATTAAACGACTTAAAACCGAAAACGATCACGGCAGAAATTGAACTTCCTGACGGTACAATACAGTCTATTGAATTGATGCCGTTGTCATGGTCACAATGGCAAGACATCGGGTTGTTAGTGCCGAACGAAAAAGCAGAATTGAAGCCCGTTGTCAAAAACGGCAAAAAAGAATATGAAGAAGATTTACCCGCACAACGTCGGCTTGATGCGGAGAACGAAATGAAGCGGACAAAGTTACGCCTTGCCGAAAGCCTTCTTCGCGCGGGTTCACTCCCTGAGCTTGAAAAAATGACAACCGAACAACGCTTAAACGCGCTGGGCGAAATAGACACCGGTATTTTTAACGCTCTTATTTTGGTGTTGAGACAAACCGCGCTAGGGAGCCAGGCAAGGATAGCCGACAAGGCGGAGCGATTTCAGTAACTATGAGGAACTCTTGCTAAAGATTTGCACTCGAAACGGTTGGACGTTTGAACAATGGTTTCAATTGTCCGACATCGAAAAAGAACTTCGTATCGCTTACGAGTACAAGCGCGTCAACGACCTGAACACGCTCAAGGAAAACTTAATTACTGACGATAAGTTAACCGTTGAGGCATTATTGCAAATCATAAATATGTCGTATTGATTGTTTGCTTGCCCTATCCACCTGCCCCACCGATACAAACCGCTATATAAGCCTAAATATAACGCCTAAATGCCTAGAAGATAGGTTTTATCATGAGTAACTACACCGTAAAAGTCACAATTGACGGGGATGACAACTTAACGCCCGTCTTAAAAAAGACAAATCAAGAACTTGATAAGATGCAAAAGAACGTCCAAGAGACGAACCAAAGCACAACAAGCGCGTCAAGTGGCATGAATACCTTCAAATCCGCCGTTGGGGCATTAGGGGCGGCGCTTGCTGGCGTTCAAATTATGGATAAAATCGGAGAACTGAACCAACTAGGCACAGAGGTACAAGGCACAAGTATTTTATTCGAAACTCTTGCCGGTGGGGCGGACGCGGCTAGTCAATCACTTGAGAAGATGCGTCAAGCGACGTTCGGCGTTGTCTCCGACTTTGATTTAATGTCCGGCGCGTCAAGTCTCTTAAATATGGGGCTTGCAGGGTCAAACGCCGAAGCCGAACAACTGATTGAACTGGCTTACAAGTTGAAGAAGCCCACCGAAACGGCAAGCGAAGCAATTGAGAACTTTTCCTTGATGCTTGCTAATCAGTCGGTTGCGCGTTTGGATAGCTTCGGCATTTCGTCCGGTCAAGTTCGGTCACGAATTGAGGAACTCATAGAAGCGGGTCAAGCGTTGAACCGTGAAGATGCGTTTAAAATGGCGGTGCTTGAAATCGGGACGGAGAAGATTACACGACTAGGCGACGCGATTGAACAAGTCAATAGTACAAGTTTTAACCGCTTGACAGCGCAATTTCAAAACCTGACCGCCGGCGTAGGGGTGTTTGTGGCGACGGGTGTTGAAGCAGGCGCACAATTAACCGAACTTACGCTTATGGCTCTTGACCCGTCAATTGGTGAAGAAGCGGGCGTTAGTTTCGGAGAAGCGTTTATTAATGCGGTTATATCTGAAATAACCGGCGCGGAAATCCCTGCGCTTGAAATCGAAGTCAACGAAGATCGCGAAAAAGGCAAAGAAATAGCCGAAGCCTATATAAGCGAAATTGAAAAAGCCGTAGCAGAAACCGCGCCAATGTCAAGCATCGGCGGAACAACCACAACCGGCGCAATGATTAATACAAGTAGCATCACAGGACAACGCTTTAACCCCGTTGGTGATTTTACGCAAGCAATTGCAAGCGCCTATCAACTTGAGCAAGGTATAAAGTTTTGGAACGATAGCATAACCGATACAATTGCAACGGTGAACAATTTAGTGTCGCCAGTGTATAACCGCGTTCAAAGTGGGGTACAAGCTTACTCATATCAACAAGGCGGACAATCTTACTTTGATAGTATGATGTCGGATTTCTTTAGTTCATCACAACGAACCGGCAACGCAATGGCAAGTGTCGCAAAGAAGGGCTTCTTACATGATTATAATATCATGGGTTACATACAAAACGACGCGATCAATTACCGTAAATTACCAAACGGTCAGGAATTTCTTTCGGAGTCAGACGCGAACGCGCTAGTTAAGCAATTTAAGTTAATTCAGGAAAGTTATGCCGAACTTGAAAGCCTCAACGCGCGCGGAATTATCAGTGATGAAGAACTAGCGAAAGCAACACGCATGAGGGACTCGTTTGCGGATGTTGCGACCGAAGCGCAAAATATCGCGCTTGCAATTGATAGTATTAATCTTGATACCCTGCTAGGCATTGACAGCCCCGATAGTCAATTGATGCAATTAGGGTCTACAATCGCAAGCGGGATTGAAGATGCGGACATACGTCAGGCGTATGAAGAAGCACTAGGGTTTCAATCAGGGTCAATTAACGAATTATCACAAGCGATTGACCCGAACGGTATTATTAACCAAACGTTATCACAAATAGCGTTGCAAAGCCCTGACGACGCGGTTATGGCGACGTTACAAGCTCAAAAAGCCCTACAAGCAACGGTTGAACTTGACGCGGACGAGCGCGTTGTTGAAGTGCTTCGCGCAATCGGTCAAGTTGCGACCGGCGGAGGCGCAACGATCACGGTTAATGTACAAGCAGGGGATACACCGCTAGGCATTTCTAGCAATTACGGATTAACCCTTGATGAAATTTATGGGAGCGACTCCGGCATTTATCGAAACGGGTATTTGCAACAAGGGTCTTATGAAGTGATGACCGGCGGCGGCATGGGGTTAACACCGTTTGAGAATAGTCCCTACGCTTACAGAGAAAACGCGCAACGGTTTGGTGAAAACATCGGCGGACTGCTTGAAGGCTTGCCACAAATTGACATTAACGACGTGCTTGATTTTAGTAACTTAGAACTTCCCGACATGACCGAACTAGGCGACAACCTACAAAGTTCTGTTGATGACGTGATGGTTACGCTTGCAAATGCCGTATTTGATACCACGCTCAAGGTCAACGTCGAACTTGCTGGCGTGGGTGCGGCGTTGCTTCAACAAGCAGGTGTTATAGGTGCGAATACCTTAAGACAAAACGCCGGACGACCTGCGCCGACTCCGACAACAAGCCCACGCGGCGCAACGATGGCAATGTAAAGGTTCAATGATGAACTATAAAGTGTTAGCCGATTTTAATAAGAACGCCTTGTTTGATCACGAACTGAGCGACATTACAAGCCGTGTCATGTTTCCGTTAACGTGGTCTAACGGCGTGATGAACTCCGACGGGACTGAGGACAACGTTAGTACCTACGTGGGAACGGGTGCAAATTTAATGTTGCAACTTGACAACCGCGACGGAGAATTATCACAAGACAACACCGAAGGCGCGTATTATGGCTTGTTCAAGCAAGGCATTTTAATGCGTGTCACGGTTGAAGCCGATATAACTTATAGCTTTAGTTATCATCTGATTGACTTCACGGAACAACTAGGCGAATACGGTCAACAAATTGTTCAGGTAGTGGCTTATGAAGCCCTTGACCGCGCAATTGATCAAAGTTTTAGCCCAAAATTCTACGAGAACCTGACAACCGACTCCGCTATTCGTAAAGCGTTTTCAGACTACCCTAATTTAATTCTGCCGTATGATAGCGAATACTTTTATATTGGTTACTCAACACTAGGGACGTATTACAAAGAAATAGCGGACATCGAACCGCTTGCGCTTGAATTGTTACTTGTACCAAACGGGGACACGTTTAAGGAATACGACTTAAACGGGTCTTATGGTACGAACACAAGCGAAGGCGAAGAAGACATACTGCATTATCGGAGCGTTGCGTTTGACGGGTCTACAAGTTATGTAGATGCAAGCGCGTTGATGTCGGGCTCAATGCCTGCGAACTTTAGCGCGTCAATTCGTGTTCAACTGACGGATTATACACCGTCGGCAAGCGAACACTTGTTTAAGCTAACGGCAAGCTCAGGGGATAGTTACACGTTATATGTCAATAGTTCGGGCGTGTTGACGTTTGAACACCTTGAAGATGTCAATACAACGAGTTTGACTTATGATATATCGGCGTTTGTCGGGGTACATACGTTTACGGTCACGGTTAACGGAACGGCGTTAACGTTATATGTCAATGGGTCATCGGTGGACACGGACACCGCCGGAACAAGCGCAACCGGAACGGTTTCGGCTTTGGTGATCGGCGCGTCAAGCACAAGCCCTGCGAACGTGTTAGATGGTTTGATCTTTGATGTTGTTATGTACAACACCGCACTAACCGCGTCGCAGGTTTCAGATATATATAACCTATCGTTAACCTATGTAGAAAAGTTGAACCAGTCAGTTAACGTAGAAACCTTCCTTATCCCTGACAACACAGGTTATTTCACACAATATGGCGTAGGGGGTCAGTATGGGAATTATACAACTGGACTAGGGAACTTTGACACAGACCTAAATCGTTATGGGATATACCTTAATGGTAATGGTAGCTTCATCGTTATAAATGAC